TGATATGTATGTATGTATCGGCTAAGTTAGTGTTAAAATGATACTTACAATACTATAGACGGTGGTAAATAATGAGGGCGTGGTGGTGTGGGGCGTATCTGATGCTATGCCCGTATAGAGAAGATTGAAGTGAGGTGTGTGGGGCTACACTTAGTTTACTTTATACACCGAATCGCTTCAGCGCATAATATGGCGAGAAGCGATTCCTTCTTCATACGAGCGACTGTTGATACCGACACAACTAATTTTAATCAGACTTCTATTGATCTAGGTTCATTTGTTGATGCCTTAGGTAAAACAGTGATGCGCATTCATAATTGTAGCATCGCCTTCGGTTCACCTCTGAGTGGGATACAAACAGTGCCTGTTGGGGCTGATGCTTCATGTGGATGGCAATTAACAACTCAGAGTCAAGGCTCATTGGTTGGGATGGCCAACCGTTCAGTAATTTCTAGTGGTAATCTTTTGGTTGGTGGTGGTGCTGGTGGTCTTATTGATGTAGTTAACACTAATCTAGACATTGCCCCTCAAGAATGGGATGGCGGTTATCTAGTCGCAGTTGAATCTATCTTTTTAGGAGTTGACCAAGTCACCGCTGATCTAGTTGATGAAGTATCAATCGTGCTGGAATGCACAGTGGAGACAATGACTGCTGCAGCATCAATGGCACTAGCACTAAGCCAACAGTGAGGGAACACTCATGGCTTGCGCTACTTGTAACATGATACGAGGTCTTCTGATGGCTGAGGGAGTCAATCCCGTAGTGATCGAAGCGGCAATGCCAATAGTAGCAGCGGTGGAAACTAAGGTTAAGCGAAAAGCCTCAGCATACTCTAGGAGATATGCGGCTGCATTCAAGAGAGTGGCTAAGAAATACAAATTAAAGAGTGGCTCATGGGCAAAGAATGGATTTTCAAGGGCTCAAAAAGAAGCACATCGGTTAGCAAAGAGGGGTTGAAATGAAAAGCACTAGGATCCGAACCCTTCGGGGACAATTAGAAGTATCCTTTGGGGTTGCTAAAAAGAACCTGATCGTGTCGGATGGACTCATCAATCATGGGTTGATCGTGAAAAGATTTCAATTATGGGCTGTTGACCCTGCTGATACATTCATAGCAATCCTCAGTTATGATTCATTAATTGCTCCTTTTGATATGAATGCCGGCGATAACTCTCAATTTGCTTGGACTGTTGGAAATGGTTCGGCTGAAATACACTCAGAGTTTCTAGATCCAGATCATGTAGTCAACCGAGATATGTTTTTATCAATGAGTGGGAGCGATACTGGCAAATATAATTATCTTATTGAGTGTCAAATGGTTTTGCTAGATGATAACGAAGCAATAATTTCAATCATCAAAGAGACTTCTCAAGCGTGAATGCCGGTTTCCGGTAATTCGATAACAGGTATTCGGCGAATTTCACCTACTGCAGACGAGATATTTTACCGGATACCGGTACTCGATGATTCACATTCCGGAAAAAACAGTTGGTTGTATGGTTCGCTCATCCAGATTGAAATAATTTTACCGCTGTTGGTCACTCTCATTGTACCAACGATGCGACCGCCAACCCAAATATTCTCGTGATGACTACCTTCTGACACATTGTATATTATTCTCATTCAATCGCCTCTGGATCGCAAACACATTCTTTGAATCTTCTGGCGTCGCATGAACATTTGAAGTATCGAGGCCAAAGTTTTGTTTGACCATCATCAACATTTGAACTGAAAGACCACTTCTGGTTGCAATTACCACACCAGACCCCTATGTGAAAGTGAACATCTTTATTCATTGCCAGAGGGAACTTGGATCCACAGTCGCATTTTCCATGACTCATACGCTCACGCTCACGAAGTCTAATGCTACATCACACATATTGCACCTCCAAGCCATATCTTGGCTCGGAAACACCTTCTCTTTGTGACAACGAGGGCATTCATATTCATATTTCCATCCTAAAGGATCAGGTTTCAGCTGGTGTAATCCCTCTTCGAGTAATTTCTCACGCACCCAAGCGCTAAAATTGGGTATTTTGGTGGCTATTTCAAAGGAATTAAGGCATAATGTCAGTGTTTTGTGTCGCATCAAGTGACGCCAAGTAGTTGATATGTATGTATGTATCGGCTAAGTTAGTGTTAAAATGATACTTACAATACTATAGACGGTGGTAAAT